TGAATAATCTGAACCTAGAATGAGTTGGTTCCCAGATCCTCCTGAAGCTATTGAATCATTACTGCTTACCGAATGATTTTGTCCAATTGCAACTGAATTGGCTCCAGAGACAACATTCGCAGTAGGCGTTGATGGATTTTCATCATATAATTCAAGCGCAATACCTCCACCGGCTGGTTGAAATGATACGTTACCTAGTCCATCAGTTGTTAGTACTTCACCTGCTGCACCATCAGAATCCGGTAGTATATATGCATCATTAATGGTAACGCCGCTAGTATCTATTGTTATTCCATATGATGTTCCTGAGTCGTCCCAGAATAAACCTATTCCATTACTGTCTATTTCAATTCTATGCAAATAGCTTAAACTATCACTATTACTTATAAATATAGTGGGACCTGGATTACCAAATAGACTACCATCAGAATCTAAACCAATGAAAGTCTGTGCTAGATTGTTTTGCGACCCCGTATAAGAAAGTAAGCCAGTCGCTCCAAATGGAGAAGGGTCAAATACTCCAGATGCAATTTGTTTACCCATTGGAGAAGTTGGATCAAATATGGAAAAGCCTACTCCGGGTACTATATTGCCTCCAAATTCAAAAGTTTCAGTTTGATTGATATATGCGTCTAGTCCAGATGAAAAAGAAACCTTACTAGTAAAAGACACATCCTGTTCTCTAGTAAAATTTGGATCTGAGGTTACTAAATTTAGAGCATCTCCATAGGCTATTTCATTAGTTGTGACTGAAAAAGATACATCTTGAAAGGTAACCTGTCCCAATCCGTCTGTAACCAGTGCTTGTCCAGCGGTACCATCAGTTGTTGGTAAGGTAAAAGCTCCATTACCAAGAGTTAATTCATCTAAGGATAGATTTAGATATTTTCTAGTTATTTTAACCGGCATCTGTATTCTTGACTTATTTAGTTTATTTATCTAGAATAAAAAGCTGATTCTTTAAAGGCTCTAATAATCCTTTAAATCATAACGGCTTTAACATCTCCAGCTGGATTAGAGATACTAAACGTAATATCAACAGTTGAAGAAGTTGCATTAGATATAACCACACCAAATGAGTCTGGAATAAGTTCACCTGTAGTAACATCCCACAGTTGTACTATTATATCAGATGTTCCAAGGCTATGTGTGATTGTATTTGCAGAACCTACCACGCCAGGAGTAAATGTAACAACAGCCTTGTTACTACTTACTGATCCACCCGCTGAAACTATTACTATCTTAACATTTGCCACATCTTGAGTCAAGGTGATATCTACAGTATTAAGAGTGTAATTATCCAAATGTCCATCTATTCTATCACCCGTGTCTTCGTCTATTAGGTCAACAACAATTCCATCGGCAACTAAGGCGTGTGTTATTGTTTTGGTTACGTTTGCTGTAAATCCAGTTGTTTCTACATAGGCTGTATTTGATCCTCCTCCGCCACCGCTGCCGCTAGTCAAACTAAAAATATCTCCATTCTCATCTGTAAAATATAAGTCTTGAGTAGTTGGTGTTGATGCAGTTGCCAGTAGAGGATCTCCAATCCAAACTATTCCTGTTCCACTGGCAGGGGTATCGGGTATTCCTGGACTTCCAACTTGTTGAATAATAGTTAACCCGTATGAAGGACCTCCTTGGGTAAGGCTAACCCAGCCCCTTCCATCTAGGTATCCAATAAAATCTTCTCCAAATTCAGGTCTTTGATTTTGAACTCCAGTGTATATTATTTCACCAGCTATACCAATAGTTGGCCAATTGTTAAAATCAGTATGTCTGTATCGCTTGGCTTCTGCGACTTCTACAAGAAATGAGTTTCCTTCAGCTCTACCTTGAGAATCAATGTTAAATGTGGTTACGCCATTTAGTTGAACATTTAATTCATTAGCCACATTAACATATTTAGCATTTAAAGTGGTTAATCCCTGAATTGCATTGGTTTTTTCGTTGTACGAAATGTTATTTAAATATTCAAGTACGGCTGAAGAAAGATCTGTAAAATTAAGATTAGAAACGTCAATAATTGAACCAAGACTAGAGTTAGTTAGTTTTCTTACATTCGAAAGTTTGGAATATATAGCCATTTATTAATTCTACTATTTTGTTTATTTATTCTAGAAAAAACATAACTAATCATTACCCCAAAGTGTTTATTAACTCTGTCTTATCGTCAATTGTTGATTCTTGTGAAAAATTACCATTAAATACAATGCAGTTTTTTAAATCGGCATTAATTATCTTATCCTTATCACTATAGATAGATGAAGATTTTATTTCATTCAAATAGCCTCCGTATTTACAATTTGATATTTTTGAATATTTTATATCGTTATTTGAATGTAAAACTGAATCAATGATATTTGAATTTCTAATATGACACTGTTCAAATAAACAATCTTTAGCATCCGCCTCTACTCTGCAATTGAAAAAATCAATTCCACTCAATGAGAATCCTTTTTTTATACTTGCATCTTTAACTTGTACCCGTTTTCTTACGGTGTCATAATTAATAATAGCCTTTTGCATTTCACAGCAAGATATTAACTCAAATAACTTATTTCTTAATAGTTGATAATTAGACTCAATCAAAAAAGAATGATTTTTTAAATCCACATGTAATTTTATATCTGGATAATTATATCTAAATGTATCATAATCTTTTGTAGTATCTATGATACGCTGATATCTTTCCAATAATCTTTCTATTTTTCTTCTTTCATCTATTCCAAATGAAAAATTATTCTTTAGAGTTTCATATAGATGCCTAGACGTATAATTTATTAAGTCAATTGCTTCTTTCTTTTTTCTTTGATAACCTTTTCCTCCAGCATAGCTAATTTCAAGATATCCATCTTTTAGATTTGAAAAGTTTGTTCCAAAATTAGATGACTCTGGAAAATTATATTCAATAGAATTAGATTTCTCCAATAGGGACCCAGTCAATCTGCTTGAATACATTTGTTTTGGATAAATGAAAATAGCTTTACTTTGGTGAATTTTTTGTTTTTCAGAAGAAACATTTGGCCACCATTTAAATATTTGATTTTCATTTAGGTTTAGAATATACTTAAACTTATTAAGTCCCTCTAACCTATATTTTAGATTTAGATCACTCTCATTTAGAGAAACCTTTATTCCCATATTGGTTTTTCCATTTGTAAATCCCATTTCATTGATGAAATTCATACATTTCAACATTGTATGAACCCCAGTATGATATGGCATTAAATCAGTGTCTATGCTATTCATTCTATGCCCACCCTCAAAATCAGGCGAAACAAAGATAGCTTCATCTACAAACCTAATTTTCTTTTTATTATCAACAGGGATAACATTCTTACCTAGGTACTTAGATAATTTACTAGCTATTTTTTCTCTAGAAAGAGGAGAAAAGAACTGAAAGGAAAAACCTATATTAGTATTGTCATAAAGAAATTTGTCTTCTATATTATTGTACACGAGTGATACTTTTTTATTATTTATTCAAACTCGTGAAAGACTTTTTGATACTACGCTATCTTTATTGATACTTCGTCTTTGTGTATCCATACCTCTTCACCACTCATGAACTTTTCTTCGTCCTCCCTATTCCATAGATATGTTTTAGTAGGATATTTAGCAAGTTGATATGTACCCTGTTCATATCTCCATGCTAGATCAAATGTTTTTACAATAGGTGAAAATCCAAGAACCTTATGTTTCTGTGTATAATCAATGATTTTAACTTTCATAAATCTAAAACTTTTATATATTATACTATATAAAAATTAAAGATAAATAAAAAAAAACACGTTTCAATGGCAAACACTGTTTCTAATTGGAAAATATTTAAGTCTTTAGATTACTCTATACAACTTATTTTAAAACAAACAATTGATTATCTTTCGGGTAAATTTAATCAAAGCCTTCAAGTTTTCACCGCAGCCAGTCCATTTGGGCAAATCATATTAGTGCTTGAAAACCTAAGCCAAATGATCTTCTATTATATAGAAGATTCAATTACTGAATTAAGTATAATAGATGCAACTAGGGTTTCATCTGTTTATTCAATTGCAACAATAGCTGGTCATAATCCAAGTAGAGCAATTGCTGCCTCGGGAGAAGTTGGTCTAAGATCAACATCAGCGGCTAGACAAGCTGATTTTGATACATTGATTATTCCAAATCTAAGTAGATTAAAATCACTGAATAATGGATTACCTTATGTTCTTTATTTTCCTCAAGATGACATAAAATATTCAATGAAAGGAAGCGATGATGGTCTTACGTCTAAAATACTTCAAGGGGTAATTGAAACTCAAACTGTCGTGGCAAAGGGACAGGAGATAGAAAGCTTCTCAATCAATTCACCTCGAAATTTTCTAATTGATAACTACTTAGTAGATGTGTATGTAAATGGAGAAAAATGGACTAGATACAATTCTATAATAGATATGCCTCGTGGAGCAAAAGGATACCTAGTTAAAACAGGTATTACTTCAGGTGTAGATGTTTATTTTGGAAATGAATCATTTGGAAAAATCCCAATAAAAGGATCGGAAATTAAAGTTCAATATCTAGTAAACAATGGTGCAGCTGGAAATATATCAACTGAACAAACATCTCAAGTAAAGTTTGAATGGTCAGATACAGGTTTTACCTTAACCGGAAGAGAAGTTGAATTAAATGAATATATTCAAATCAATACGGTTCACTCTCCTCAGTTCGGTGCAAACCCCGAAGATCAAAATCTAACCCGACTACTTGCTCCTAAAACTTCAAAAAGCTTTGCGTTAGTTAATGTTGATCATTATGAAGCTGTTCTTTCTAGATTAAAGATATTTTCAATTATTTCAGTTTTTCTAGATGAGCAGGATCGTAGACTACTAAACTTATTTCTAGTTCCAGATATTTCAAATCTATTTAATACGGGCCAAGATTACTTTAACGTAGACCCTGCTAAATTTAAACTAAGCAATTTTCGTAAAAATGAACTATTGAGATATCTAGATAAGTCTGGAACTAAATTAATTTCCACTGATGTTGATATAATAGATCCAATAATTAAAAAATATGTAATTAATGTTAGCATTATTGCCTTTGATGATGTAGCTATAGAAATAATAAAACGAGATATTTACAATCAATTAGGAGATTATTTTATCAAAAACAAACGTAGAAAAAGAATTCCAAAGAGTGATTTAATTAGAATTTTAGAAGATGTTCCTGGCATAGATTCAGTATCAATTAATATTGTATCTCAAGAAAACGAAGCGGCTCAAATAGCAAAACCTGGATCCGCTGTCGTGGGTATCGATGAATTTAATGATATTATAATTAAAGACTTTGAATTAGCTATTATTCAAGGAGGATTTAAAGATCGTTATGGAAATGAGTATTCTCAAGGAATATCTGAAGAAGCGCTTGGATCAGTTAATATTCAAGTAAAAAATATTGTGCCTAGGCCACTAACCCTGTAAAATGACAAAGAATAGTATATTTAGAGCAGCATTTAATCGTAGACAACAGCTACTAAACACCGGCTACGATTATAAAGACAAACTCATGCAGAAAACCCTGTCAAATCAAATGTACGGTGTAAATGAAACCCTCGATACTTTCTTGGAAAATATAAATGAGGTTATGTATGAAAATGTTGAAGCAGTAAAGCAAATCAAAATATTTGCAAACCCTGCATTAGACAAATATGAAAGAAATATAAACTAATACCTTCATGCTAAAAGATAAGGAAAATAAAAAAGCATTAAAAAATGAGATTGAATCATTATTGAGTGGAATAAATCATCGGGAATTTGATGACTTAAACGCTGATGATGAACTAGCCGAAGAAGTTAAACCTGAAAGTCCATATGACTTTGACGAAATGACTGAAGGATTTAATAGAAAGGCTCAAGAAATAACTGATTCACTATTTGAATACTATGTTGAACTAGGTATTCTAGAGGAAAATAATTATGTTAAGCTAAAAAAAGAAATGGACACAGTTAATATGTCCAATATCTTTTTTCAAATTAAAACCTTAAAAATAACCATTACTAAAATAATGGAGGAAATAACAACGGGAAATACCAATCCTCGTTTAATGGAGGTTTTTGGACAACTTCAAGACAAACTTAAAAGCCTAACTCAAACTCAAGCCAATCATTTACTATTTCTAGAAGAATCTTATAAAAAGATCAATGCTGAGGACCCTAAGAACGCAAATAATACTCTTAAAAACACTAATAAAGAAGGAGAATTTTTTGTATCAGTTGGAACCAAAAACATGATAGAAAGTTTACCAGAAGCTCAAAAATATGAAATGGATACTGATTTAATAGATCCATCTAACAAAAATGAGCTAATGAAAGAGAGAAATATTGAAATTAAAGAAGAAAAGGATTCTGATTCAAATTTCATTGACGTAACCGAAATAATTTAGATCTATGCAAAATCCACTCTCGAGAGGAGGCGGTTTTACGTCTCTAAAGTTATCTAGTCTGAACTCAGAAGATGGGAATAACCACATTTGGAATTCTGAAAAGGTAAATTCAATTATTGAAAAGGTTGAAATAGAGGGGCTTGATATAAGGGGAATGCAGAATTCTCCATTCAAAGAAAACGACATTCTATTAAAGAGAGCAAATTTACCATTTGAATACACGCCTGAGGAAATAGAAGAACTTAAGAAATGCAAAACTGATCCAATGTATTTTGCCCTTAATTTTGCATTTATTAGAACCCATAAAGGAGACATGTTGGTCAAAGAAGCAGGAGGCCTTAGGGATTTTCAAGAGCAGATTATCCAAAACATGCATAATAATAAGTTTAATATATTAATGGCTAGTCGTCAAATTGGTAAAACAGTGACTACTGCAATTTATATAGTGTGGTTTCTTTTATTTAATAAAGATAAGAACGTATTGATGGTCGCAGACAACATGTCGACCACTAAGGAGATCATGGAGAAACTTAGAATAGTACTTGATAATCTACCGTTCTTTATGAAACCGGGTATCTCTAAGATCAATGAGTCATCAATTAGATTAGATAATGATTGCAGACTTGTACTAAGAACAACTACTAAGAAGTCTGGTATTGGTATGACTGTAAACTTTCTTTATATTGATGAGTTTGCACATATTGCTGAATCTAATCTAGATAAATTTTATCGAGCTATTTTACCTACAATCACTGAAGATCCATTTGCAAAGGTAATGATTACGTCTACCCCCAATGGTAGAAATAAATTTTGGGAAATATGGACATCAGCAATAGACAGAGACAATGAATATTCGCCAATGAGAGTAGATTGGTGGCAAGTACCTGGCAGAGATGAAGAATGGAAGAAAAAAACAATAGCTAATTTTGGTACTGAGGCAGATTTCAATCAAGAGTATGGATTACAATTCTTTAGCTCCGATCAATTATTACTCTCCTCAAACGATTTAAAGAAAATAGATAATTCCCAATCTATGTATATAAATACTAAGTTAGATTTAGAAGAAGAGGATTACTATATTAATGATTATTTAACAGTTCATAAAAAATACTCAAATTATACAATAAGCGATTTTAAAAATGATCCATCCTTTTTTGTTTTCTCAATAGATACGGCAGATGGATTAGAGCAAGATTACTCAGTATTGAATATATTTAAAGTTGCAGCTTTGCCAATTACAGAACTTCTTAAAAACAAGAACAGTATTAAGAAAGAATTAGACGCAATATCGCTTGTTCAAATAGGCAAATTTAGGTGCAATACATTAGACATAAATCATTTTGCAATTGCGTGTGAAAAAATAATCTATGACATCTTTAATCCTGAACAAGTTAGAATTGTACTAGAATTAAATCACAAAGGAGAAATTCTACATAATAGATTTGCAACAAATGATCAATATTGGTGGGGTCAAATGGTTCATACTAAGCATACCGATCTTTCTAAAAATATGAAAGCCGGCGTTAGGCTAGGTCCAACAAACAAACTTAAATATTGTGAAAAATTAAGATATTTTGTTTCTACAAACCGAATATTAATAACTGACTATGATACTTTTCTAGAATTATCATCATTTGGTAAATCCAAAGGAGGAAGTTACAGGTGCCAAAGTGGAAATGATGATCTTGCAATGACATCTGTTAACACCTCTCCATTCTTTGATTCCCCTCAGTTTTGGGAAATTGGAGGTGAAGTGTATGAAAAAACTTCTCAGGAATATAAAAATGAATTATATGAAAAAATACTAGACGTCAAATCTGAAAAACAGGCCTTTGATTTCGATAGATTGCAGGATATAACAAATCAACTTAACCCGCAAGACTATAAACCTGGTAAAAAACAGAGCGTATTTGACCTAAACACTCTAAAAATTCTAAATCAAAATAATAAAAAGTTTTATAATAGGTAATTATTTGGTATAATATTAGTATATTAGACTACCAATATCTTGATTTATGAAAAGCATATTAATAAGCGAGCCCAATGAAACCCTTAAGAAATTCTTGGTAGAAAACAAAGATATCGTTTACTCTGCCGTTTTAGAATCAATTAATGAATCCTATCGTGATTCAAGTATAGACAAAATAGATATACTTGAGATTTCCAATAATGGAGAAAAAAGTTATATGACACTGGATAGAGAAAATTGGATTAGAGCCCTTGAGCAAGCAATTAATTTTTTTCAAATGCCAGACATTGAAGAGTATGAAAAGTGTTCTGAATGTTTGAGTATTATAGACTATCTGAAAAATAACTAAAAAAAATAAAATTATCAATATGACTGGATTCGAAAAATTAAACAAAGAAATCAATGACAAAATACAAGAATTAGCAGAAATAATATACACAGGAGAATACACTACACGACAATACAATGAATTAGCAACTTTACTTTATCCAAAACTCAAATACTTTGTTTGGAAATTTTGCAAAGATGAAATTCATACAGAAGACGCTTTACATTTTTCACTAGCAAAAATATTTAATAATTTATGTAAATATAATCCTCAATCGGGTAGATTTACAACATGGGCATTTACTATTGCTAGAAATGAAACATTATATTATTTAGATAGAAAAAATGGAAAAATACCACACTATATCGAGATATCTTCACTATACATTGATAGTAAATATAATGATAATCTTTCATATATTGAAGAATCAACTAATCACCATGAAATAACTGACATATTTAACACAACTATTTCTGAAATATACAATCTAAAGGATGAATTACTTAAAAACATAGCTATTGATAAAATGGTAAATAATGAAAAGGTAAAAGAAATAGCTGAAAAATACAATATGCCTGAAAATACTGTTAAAACAAAATTACGAAAAGCCCGGTTTGAAATTAGAAAGTCGGTTCTTAAAAAGGACCCAGATATTAGTCATAGACTATCTGAATCAATTGAAAATTTTAAAATAAAACAAAAATAATATGAAAAATTTATTACGTAGTTTAGGACCTCTAAATATCATTAGGAGACTAATTCTTATGGTTAAGGAATTTTATTTTTTCTTTGTCTATAAAAAGTCATTAAAAAAGCTAGAACCCCGATTAAAAGAAAGAAATATTGTAAAATCTTCTAATTCGTCTTTAATCAAGTCAGTAAATCTAAAACCTGAAACCCTTCTTCTTGCTAATAAAGCAGAGGTAGATATGTCTGATGATGACAAAAATGAACTTAAAAAACTAGAATTAAGTTTTGTTTCTAAGGAAATTGCAAAACAAAATGACATATTTATTGAAGAAGGAGTTATTGAACTAATTAAAACTGAAGCCACTCGCGTTAAAACTAGTGACTATTATGGTTATTTAGTAGAAATATCTTTTAAATGGAAAGATGCAAAATTATATCAGGTACTAAGAGTTATTTTTCAACTTTCTCTTTGGATAGTTGGACTTTTACTGATTCCCTATAAAACAATATTTAACTATGTTGTTTCTTTATTTTAATAAATAATAAAAATAATAAAATTGCTATGAAACTAGTAGAATTAATTAAAAAATATAAAATCTATATACTTTCTTTTTTAGTATTGATCTTCTTTTTTAGATCTTGTGGAAAATCTAGAACAGTCACTAAGTTAGAAAAAAATCAAAAAACTAACACTGAATTGATTGATAGCTTGGAACAAACAATTATAGTAAAACAATCTGAGATAGATGCTTTTCCAGAAGTACTTAGAAAAGAAAAACTTGCTATACATTTAATGTATAATGATACAATTTCAAAGTTAGATAGAACCCCTCAGACAATGTGGTTGCAGAAAAACATAACTTTACCAAGTATCAAGCAACTTCAAAAATAATAGTCTACAATGATAAAGTGGATTAATTCAAATAGGGAAACCTTAATTAGAAATTCATTTTTACTTCCAATTCTATTGGTTGTAATTATGTCAATTAGCCACGTTGTAAGTTGGTATGATTTAGGAAACCCTATTAGTTGGGCAGTATATTTATCGATAGCAATTGAAGTATTTGCTCTTGCTTCTATTTCAGCGGCGAGTATTAAAACAAGTAAAACAGCCATTTGGATTTTATTTGGAATAGTTACTGCTATTCAGATAATTGGAAACATTTTCTATGAATTTAAGGATATTGATATAAATGGTGAAGGCTTTCAGGCCTGGATTCAATTAATAGATCCTTTCTTTATTGACTGGGAGCCAATGGATCATCGAAGATTACTAGCAATAATTCAAGGAGGAACTCTACCAATTATGTCATTAACTGCCTTGCATTTCTATATTCAATTTAAAGAAAAACAAACTGAGAATGCCAATTCTAAGGAAATAGAAGTACC